GGTCTATCATCAACTCAAGTTAATGGTGATTTTCAATTAGGTGTTAATGATGCTAATTTATTTTTGGAAGATAATATCATTGCTGAAGGACCTATGACATGTCAATCTACTCTTAATGTTTCTGGTACTACACAATTACAAGGAAATACTACTTTATCATCTAATTTATTTGTTTCTGGTACATCTCAATTACAAGGTGCTGTAACTCTTTCATCAACAATTAATGTTTCTGGTACATCTCAATTACAAGGTGCTGTTTCTCTTATATCAACTCTTAATGTCTCAGGTAATACTCTTATGCAAGGACCTGTTACTACTCGTTCATTCTTACATGTTTCTGGTCATTCTCATTTAAGAGGTGAAGTTACTATTGCTTCGAGTCTTAATGTTTCTGGAACTGCAACTTTTGGTACCTTAAATGCTGATACAGTTAATCAATTATATACCACTACTCCTTCTAAATTATATGATTTATTAGTTCCTACTGGATCAATTATTCAATTTGGTGGTTCGTCAGCTCCAAATGGTTGGTTACTTTGTGATGGTACTGCAATTAACAGAAATACTTATATGGGTCTATTTGGTACAATTGGTGTAACATATGGTAATGGTGATGGTGTAACTACTTTCAATTTACCTAATTTTAAGGGTAGAGTTCCTGTTGGTAGAGATGCCGCTCAGTCTGAATTTGACTCTCTCGGTGAAACTGGTGGTGCCAAAACACATACACTTACAGTTGATGAAATACCATCTCATACTCATACACTAAATAATGCTACAGATGTTGTAAGGGCAACAGGTGGTGGTGATTTAATTGATGTATCAGGTGCTGGAGGCATTTCGGGAGGTAATAGTGTAAATACTATATCAGCAAATAATACTGGTGGAGGTCAAGCACATAATATTCTTCAACCATATATTGTAATTAATTACATTATCAAATTTTAAAAACGAAATATTTTTTATAAAATTAAAATTAATTTAATAAAATTCTAGTTTAATATATATATTATGCTTAGTAAAAGTAATATAGCTGCTTTAGTTTCTGTTTTAGAATACAAAAATGGTCTTTCATCAACTCAAGTTAATGGTGATTTTCAATTAGGTGTTAATGATGCCAACTTATTTTTAGAAGATAATATTACAGCTGAAGGACCAATGACATGTATCTCCACTCTTAATGTTTCTGGTAACACCACTTTACAAGGCGCCACCACTGTTTTAAGCACATTAAATGTTTCTGGTATTACTACAATTAATAACACATTAAGAGCCCAAGAAGTCCATCAACAATATACTGCTGGATCATTTGCACTCCTTGTTCCAACAGGTACTATTAATGCTTATGGTGGTTCATCATCTCCTAATGGTTGGTTATTATGTGATGGTTCTGCTGTTTCAAGAACAACATATGCTGCTCTTTTCGCTGTTTTATCAACAACTTATGGTGTTGGTGATGGTTCCACAACATTTAATTTACCTAATTTAAAGGGTAGAGTCCCTGTTGGTAGAGATGCCGCTCAAACTGAATTTGACTCATTAGGTGAAACAGGTGGTGCTAAAACTCATACTCTTACCATTGCTGAAATTCCAGCCCACACTCATACTTATTTAGGTGTATCAGGTCAAGGATCTGCTAATTTAGGTGATACATGTGCAGATGAAGCTAATCGTCCAACTGAAACATCTGGTTCTACTGGTGGTGGTGGTGCTCACAACAATCTCCAACCATATTTAGTAATCAATTATATTATTAAATACTAATTAATTGAATTTTAGTTTTTTTAGTTTTTTAGTTTTTTATTATTTATTTAAATAATAAAAATCTAGTTTAATTATAATATGTTAAGCAAAAGTAATATAGCTGCTTTAGTTTCTGTTTTAGAATATAAAAATGGTCTCTCATCAACTCAAGTCAATGGTGATTTTCAATTAGGTGTTAATGATGCCAACTTATTTTTAGAAGACAAAATAACAGCTGAAGGACCAATGACGTGTATCTCAACATTAAATGTTTCTGGTAACACTACTTTACAAGGTGCCACAACAATATTAAGTACATTGAATATATCTGGAAACACTTTAATGCAAGGACCTATTACAGGTTTAAGTTCCTTTAATATAAGTGGAAATACAACTTTGCAAGGTGCTACTACTATTTTAAGTACATTGAATGTATCAGGTACTGCTACTTTTAATACTTTGAGAGCAAATGAAGTACAACAACTTTATTCACCAGGTTCTTATGCTTTATTAGTTCCAACAGGTACTGTTAATGCTTATGCTGGTTTATCAGCTCCAAATGGTTGGTTAATTTGTGATGGTTCTGCTGTTTCAAGAACAACATATGCCACATTATTTGCTTTAATATCAACAACTTATGGTGTTGGTAATGGTTCCACAACATTTAATTTACCTAATCTAAAAGGTAGAGTTATTGTTGGTTTTAATGCTGCTGAATCAGAATTTGACTCTCTTGGTGAAACAGGTGGTGCTAAAACTCATACCTTAACTACAAATGAAATACCATCTCATACTCACTCTTATATTTTCACAAATGATGGTTCTGATGGTTATTATAATACAGCAGGTGCAACTCATGCTATCGATAATCAAGCAGCAACAACAGGCGCAACAGGTGGTGGTCAGGCACACAATAATCTTCAACCATATATCACACTCAATTATATTATCAAATTCTAAACTATTTTTTTATTATTTAATTATATTCAAATAAAAATCTAGTTCATTATAATTAAATGTTAAGTAGATCAAATATTGTAGCTTTAGTTAAAATATTAGAATACAAAAATGGTCTATCATCAACTCAAGTTAATGGTGATTTTCAATTAGGTGTTAATGATGCTAATTTATTTTTGGAAGATAATATCATTGCTGAAGGACCTATGACATGTCAATCTACTCTTAATGTTTCTGGTA